GCTTCATCCGCAGCCTCCGCCGCCTTGTACTCCGAGGCCGGCAGCGCCTTTTCGAGCGCCGTATAAACCATCTCCCGCAACAACGCCGTCACCTTTTTACCTTCCCCAGCCGCAAGATTTTCCGCCAGCTTGTACCGATGCGGGTCCAGCAGCAACTGGCAATACAGCTTCGATCCGTGCTTCAGCGGCATGGTACATGGTCTAGTCTCATACACAATAGCACAGTGAGACACAGTAGACCTACCACCGAATATCGTCGTCCACTTTTTTCCGCCACGCATTGGACTGCGCCCGCCTCGCCCCACTCCTCTGCTTGGAGCACCCCTGCCGAATTTGCCGCGCCCACTCCAAAAACGCAGCCATTCTGTGCAAATCCGCCGTCTTCGCCAGCCGTATCTCCCGCTGGAGCCACTCCATCACAAGTTCCCTTCCCGTGCGGGCTGGACTCATGCGTCTAACTCTGAGACTCGCTTGATGGACTGGACCAGTCTGCCGGGATACTGCTGCCTGACCTGCATGTGCGCTTGGAACGCATCCGGCGCCACCACGTAGACATCGTGCATCGGGCCATGGAGTGCGTACAACCTGACCCGATACTCGAAGTCCTCCCGGATCACTTTGCCTGGTCCCAGCTCAACCCGACCTTAGCCTCTGCGAGCGGCGGAATATCTCCGAGCCAACGGGCTTCGGATTCCTCCATGATTGCCTGGAGCTGAGCGGCCCAAACGTCGGCGTATTCTTCTTTTACGAGCAAGATGATTTCGTCATGCACCACGCCGGCCAAGCGCACACGGTCTTCTCCGTCTGCTTTAAGGAGCGGCCACAGTTTGCCGAGCGTAAGTTTGAGCACGGCGGCACCAGCTCCCTGGATTGGCGTGTTGCAACGGGTCGTAAGTTTATTGTTCTCGCCCGGTAAAAACCGCCGCAAGCCCGAGAGGCGTATGCGGATAGATGGATTGTCCGCAGCCGCATCAGCAGCGCGAGCATTGTCCCGCTGCCATTTGGAGATGCCTTTATATGCAGCGTGGAACTTTTCCCGCACCGTCGCAGCCTCATCAAGATCCATCTGGATTCCCATCGCTGCTGCATAATTTCTGAGCCCTTTTGCACCGCTTCCGTATAACAAACCGAAGTTCGCTGATTTACTAACTTGCCGCTGTTCTTTTGTAACATCTTCTTCCTTGACCCCGTAAATCTGCGTCGCTGTAATCGTATGCAGGTCTTTCCCCTGCTGGAACACCTGAGTCATAAGAGGATCTTGAGCTTCCGCTGCCGCCAGCCGCAACTCCATCTGTCCATAGTCCGCTACAACTAGTCGCCAACCAGTTGGTGCCTGCACACACGCCCTAAACCGCACATCCCGCGGCACCTGTTGCAGATTGGGACTCATGCAACTCATCCGCCCAGTATCAGCCCCAAGCTGTAAATAGCTGGCACGAATAAACCCATCATCCGACAAATTCTTCAACAAAGTCTCCGCCATTTGCCGCCGCTTCTCTACACGCTTCCACCGCAAATAATCCGCAATAAGTTTGTGCTCCCCGATGTATTCCTGGAGCGCAGATTTACTTGCACTTTTCTTTCCGGTTTTCATATCCACCGGCGCTTCACCCAACAACGCGGTGAACTTCGCCAGCAACTGCACCGGGCTATTTAGGTTGAAAGTATCGGGATCAGCTTTCTTACCTTTCGCCCCAGGCTTTGTCTGGTACAGCAGGTTCCCGTCGAGCCCGCGGTGCAGCTTGGCGTGCTCCGGCAACGCAGCATCAAAGTCCTCAATGAACTTGGCGCCAACTTCGTTGTGCTCAATATCGAGTTCTTCGATCAGTTGAACAAGCGAATCCTTATTAAAGGGAAGGCCGGTTCGCCATAACTGCGCCATCGCCGGCAACGCCTTGCACTCCAAGTGCCAAGCCGGCAGCAACGGCGGCGACGCAGCCGCCATCCGCTGCATGATGGGCTCCCACAACTCCGTCAACACCACCACATCCTTCGCCGCATACTCCAGCTGGCTCGCCGACAAATCCACCGCCCAGTTGCTGGCCTGCTCCTCCTTCGAAATCTCGTAACTCAAGTACCGCCGCACCACGTGCTGGAGCCCGTGCTTCACGTTGGCCAGGCCATTGGTCAAAATCCGGCTGGCCAGCATCGAACAGAGCACCTGCCCTTCCGGGTAAATCTCATGCTCCTGGAGCCAGCCCAGATCAAACACCGCATTGTGCGCCAGCCAGGTCCGCTCCTTGGTGAAGAAGTTTTCCAGCGTGATCCAGTCCTCATCGCTGAACTGCCAGCAGTCCATCACCACCGGCGGCTGGCCCACGGTGGCCAGCTGCAGCAGCCGCAAACCACCAAATTTCGGCTGGAGCCCAGTGGTCTCCACGTCAAACGCCACAAAGCTGGCGCCGTCGAGCGTGTGCAGGTGCTCGATCCCCTGAAGAATGTTCATGCCGGGTAGGGCGTGTTCTGTATTACTCTAACACACCGTCAAGCTCTTTGGCCGCACACAGCTCAGCCAGTTTCGTCCCACCCTCAGGAAAGCCAAGCGTGCAGCGGCGATACCAGTGAACGCAGGTCCGGCACTCCCCGCCATCCGGCAGCGGCTTGTACTTACTCAACAAATGCTGCATCCGCAACTCTGCTTTTCCGGCATCGCTGGAGCGGTAACACTTGAAGCAGTAGACGGCATTGGTGGTGATACTGCCGCACTGGATGCAGCGGCGGCTGTTGATTGGAACTTGCATCAGAAAAAACGAAAACGTAAAAATCCCGGCAGGCGTTTCATCTTGCCGATTCGAGTGTGCTGAACCGCCCCATCAGGCAACTCAACTTCAACCGTAAATACCTTGTGCCCACATTCCGGGCATTTCCGCTGGCGCAAGACAGACTCCGCCGTATCCCGACAAGTCCGCTCCACATCCATCCGCTTGTAGTCACACTTGGCGCAACGCATTTTTCCACTTTTTGTTTTTAACAATGTCCCAAGCGTGCTGGTACGAAATCCCGTAGACCTTGGCCAACTCCGCAATCGAAGTGCCCGAGGCATAAAGATGCCTCAAGTCCAACGCGTTCTGGGGCGTCAACACCGCCGTCCCCGGAATCGACCCCTCCCGAAACGACGTCCTAGTCGGCGGCCTTTTCAACTCACTCATCAATCTCCATCTCCAGCCACCGGATCATCGAATAATCACCTTCTTGTTCCCGCATCCAATGTGCAACTTCACGGATAACGGCACGAGCTTGCATATGACCGCATTCGGGCTCACCCACGATGCAGCTATGCACCCGTTGTGTCAGCGACCTCTTGGGTTCTACCAGAGGACTGTTTTGCAGCTCTTTAGCCACAATGTCGCGGATGCCGGCACCCAACTCAAGTTTTTCAACCCTGGAACGAAGCTCAAGAACACACGCTTGAAAGCTGCCATTAAAAACCTGGCTGTTTTCAATCTGCTGCCACTGTGCAGGCGTTGCTTTGTAATCAGTCATCGAGCTGCTCCAGTGCGCGGCGGACAACGTTGGCAACATCAGCTGACAAACGATCATCCGCAACAGCGGTGTCAATCGCCAACAGCGCCTGCTCCTTCAAGCTCGGCGGCTTGGGGCGGCGATGCAGGCGAAGTAATGTCCACGCAGGGATGCCTTTCCGCTGGAGCAGTTCACAGCACGCCTCCAGCTCCTGGTCTGCACCCCATTGGGCGGCCTGACGCGCCACGTTTTTGAGCCGACTGGTGGTGATGGTGATGACAGCTTCCTCTTGGGGGTCCAACGGGTAGCCGTCATCAATCAGCCACTCCCCCACTTGTGTGTCGCTTGGCTCCGGCGGTGGAGCAATGGTGCTCTCTGGTTGCGACATTTCAAACTTTCCCGTTGTCCACGGAATACGAAAACGCTCAGCCATTTCGATAAGCCTCTGTTGCAAGGGTGTTAATGAGCCGGTTCAAATACCACCGACATTTTTCGGCATCCTCCAGCGGATCCTTCTTCAACCACATCCGGCTGAGATACTTCAGACATTGCCACTGGAGCGAGCCAACCACAGCGTCTGGCGCGTGCTGGACCCAATCCTCCAAGATGTCAATGACTTCGTATCTGCCGGCCACATAGTGCGATGGGTGATGCACCGCATCACTGACCTGGAACTGAAAGTCGCTCATCCTTTGGATTCCTGAACGGTGGTATCGCCGTGGTAACGGCCAGTCATCGAATAGTCCTTGCCGGGCAGCATCGACATGCGGTGGAACACAATCTGTGCAATCCGCATCCCAGGCCACAACGCAACAGGGTGCATAGCGCGTGCATTTTGCAGCTCCAGCGTCAACCGCCCCTTGTAACCGGGGTCGATATACCCAGCAAGCAAATGCTCAATTCCCTCCCTAGCCCGGCTGGATTTGAGCGCCAGCTGCCCGGCAATACAGTCAGGCAACTGGAACTCCTCCAACGTCTCCGCGAGTATGAACTCATGCGGCTGGAGCAAGAAAGGTTCCTCCTGCGTGTGCCCCACAATCGAGCAATGGACTAAGTGGTTAGTCAACGGTGACTCCACCATGATGTTCTCGCCGAGTCTCACATCGAGACTCGCGGGATTCACCATCTCCTGGTCATAGGGGCTAACCAGATTTCGCCGCACCAGCGACACAATCTGGTGATCACACAGGATCGACACTTCAGATCACCACCGTGGTGGGCTGATCCTGCTGGAGCGTCACGTGTTTCCACGTCTTACCCCACTTGATGCAGTTGATCGTGGTGCTGTGAACGCCAAACTCCTTAGCGATCCTGGCGACCGATTTCCCACCAGCCTGCAGCTGGCGCTTGATCTCCAGCACCTTCTTCTCCGTCAACGCCGCCCTCTTCTTGCGGCTGGACTTACGAGTCTTACTTTGAGACTCCGGCTTTTGTACGTCAGTTGCCCGTACAAGCCGTTCGCCGGCGGGCAGCGGAATGGTTTGCTTGGGCTTGGTCAGATCCAACTCAATGTGCTGGCACGCATTGATGGCTACAAAGGCTTGCTCCAGGGCAGTGGTGATCTGCTGGAACTGTTCGTCAGAAAGGATGTGCATCTTCATCAGTAGAACGGTGAGAGTGTAGTACAGGATTAGCGGTTGGTTAGCTCGATCTGGAGCGCAGCCTGGAAGTAGCCGGCGATTTTCATGCGCCGAAATTCGTTGCTGGCATCCTCGCTTTGCTTGTTCTCGATCGCGGCATAGTTATGCCGAGCCTCGTTGAGAGCTGCCAGCGTTTCCACGTTTAGCAGCTCCAGGTCTCGAAGCGGCATGTCCTTGATCTTGTCCAAGTAAACGGTCTGACTTAGCAGAAAAGACCGATAGAAAGGCACCAAATTGGTCTCAGTCATCAAAACCCTTAAGTACAGGTGAACCACGGAGCAGCCCTCGGATCTTGCCAAGGGCTGGCCGATCGAGGTTGCCGAGATAGTTTGCCGCACACAGCGCGACAGCGTGTGCCATGAGTGCCGGATCGTCCTGGTGCTTGCCGATAACGGTCATCAGCTCGTACACATACCGATCCGCCTCGTCGAAATCCTCAGGGAACGGCAGCGCCAGTTCCTCCTCCCAGCTGGTTTCGAGGATGTCCTCGCCAGGCTTCAACGGGTTAGGTGCCCAGTTCCCGCCATCGTCACCGTCCCAGCCGTACTCACGGCGAACGGTCCAGTCGTCGTGCGCTTGCTGAATGGCACGATCCACCTCAGGAAGATGGTCGTACCAGTTGGGAAACCGCTCCAGCTGGAGCAGGTTGAAAGCAGCATCGGTCATTGGAGTTCAAGCAAAAAATTTGGAGTCCTGTTGCCTCAAGCGGGTGAGATCCGTGAGACGCAACTTGAGAATCTCGTGGATGGCCAGCTTGGCGAGTCTGCTGGAGCAGATCGTGTCGCTGGTGGCAAACACGTAGATCAGGTGACGATAGAGCTGGGTCAGCGTTTTGGCGCGGACCCAGTGTGTGTCGCCGGGGATCGGCTCGGTGCCGTATTCCCAGTCGTCGTAATCGGGCTGGTTCCGAAGCTCGCGGGCTTCAGTCGTCCCAATCAGACGTGTCGAGCGGCGCCCAGTCGTCGATTCGCTCGGAGAGGAGTTTGCGGAGTCCGTCATCGCTGGCGGGAATCAGATCCTCTTCGTGAAGGTAGAAGGAGCCTCTGCACAAGGCAGGCCCCCACTCTGGTGGATCGAGATGCGTTTGCGCGTGGACCACCACCATGTCATCCACAATGGCATCAACAACAATGCGGGAGCCACCATCCTCAAACCAGAGATCCTCAATTTCGAGTACCGAAGTCATTTGGCCTCCGTAGCAGTTTGGCGGGCTTCGATGCCATCCATCCAGGCATCCCAGCTCATCCTCAAGAACTGTTCCAAATCCTGAAGCTGCTTGAGCTGGAGCATGTCGTAGGTCGGGTCTACGCCGAGACGCTCAATCTCGACGATCTTTTCTTGGAGGTGGACAACGGACCAGTGGACGGCGAAGTACCACGGGCTGAGCTTGATGTTGTCAACTTTGGTGCAGGTGAAATCGTCCATGTCAATCAGTAATAGAAGGCACGCCGTTGCGGGCGTGCCCTTACTGTTGCACACAGCCAGCTGAGCGTCCAGCCGGGCTGTTGCAATTCTTCATGTGGCCCATTGGGTGAGGTAGACGGTGACTACCAGCATCCCCAGCAGCCACGTCAGCCCGAAGACCACCACAGGCGGTATCACACTGGGACTCCTAAATCTTCCGGCTGGTACTGGGTCAGCACGCAGACGTCAGCGCCCTGCTTGAGCGCCGTCCCAACCATGTAGTGAAACTGCGAGTGGGCATCAGGGCACTCCTCAATCTGGTACTCCTCGACCTCGTAGGCCCGGCCCCTTCGGTACCACTGCACGCGCACCACGGCCAGTAGGTCGAAGGGGATGTCACCGACGGTGTAACCCAGCGTGGGCTTCCTGGGACGCTTCGGCTGAGGCGATTCAGGTTTAGCCACGGGTTCTCTCCAGATCAGCCACGCGGCAACCCGCATGAGCCCTAGGAAAAAGTTAGGCGGTCTGAACTTGTCCATCAGTCCCAAAGCCGTGCGGCTTCCTCCATCAAGGTGCTCAGTTCTGCCTCCGAACGCTCCTCTCCCTTTGGGGATACCTCCAAAACCTGTCCAACTGAACCAAGTTCGTTGGTATCACTGGATTTATCAGTTGGACAAGGCAGAGGAGTGTCCAACTGTGGCAGCTCCGCACCAGTGCAGCTGGACACCGAAACCGGCTGTCCAACTGTACTTTCTAGTCCCTGACTGGGTTTTGCCCCAGTTGGACACACATTTAGAGACTTTTCACGCGAGATAACAGCTTGATACTCGGGAGAAGGCGAACCTCCTCCTTTACTGGGACTTTCTCCGGTCACCCGAATCAGACCCCTGGACACCAGTCTCTGGGTCGCCTTTCGAATCCCGGCAACACTGCCGCCGCATAACGGGTCTGCAGCCAAGTCAGAACGGCTTACAGAGCGCGGATACGCCGCCCTAATGCGCTGGAGCACCCGATCCACGATGGAGGCCGGCCCGGCGCTCTCGGTATCGACCTCCATGTAATCCGCTAGGGAGAAGGTCAGGTCGCTCTCCAGCTTCATCAGGAGCTTGCTGCCATCGCGCCCAGCCCTGGACTTCTCCACGGTGATGAGACGGGCGTTGTAGCCGGTCTGCTCCACCTGCTTCTTGTCAGGCCGCCGCAGGCCCCACACCTCGTCCACAGCGTCCCTGATGGCCGTGGAACCCCGGAACCCGCCGGTCTTGTTGGCGTGGTGAATCAGCAGGATCGTGCAGGCCGGAAAAAGCCGCCCATTGTTGTTGGCCAGCCAGTAAATCGGGCTCGCAAACTCCTTCTTGTTTTCATCAAACGCCGAACCCCTGGAGCAGCCGGTGATCGAGTCGATGATGACCAGCTTGGGCCGGTGCTTCTCAATCAGCTTGACGAAGCGGTAGTACCAGTTCAGGTCCCACCCCATCACCACCGTCACCGGATCGGACTTTTTGAACTCCAGATCCCGCAGCTGCTGCTGGACCTGCACCTCCGATTGATCGCCATTAAGGATCAACACCGAGCCCGGCTCAACTGGCACAAGATCCCCCCGCACTGAAAACGGAATCCCGCGTGCCACGTGCTTGGCGATGGTCCAGGCAGACATGGACTTGCCATCACCACCAGCGCCGTGGATCATCACGGTCCCAGGGCACGGCAGCAGATCCGGGATCAGATACTCAAACCGCAGATCCTTATCCAGCAGGCTGTCCATGGCCATCTCGTCATCTTGCTGCTCGAACTGCATCTGGGCAATCAGCAGCCGCTCCAGCGCCCCAGCGTCCCGATAACCGCCTTCTAACGCCAGCGCGTTCATGGCGTGAGCAGCTTCCGCGGGGTTTTGAATCTGCTGGATCTCTTTCGCCCGCTTGATCAGTTCGGGGAAGGCAATTTGGATCTGCCGAATCCTGATGATGTTGTCGGCCTCAACCTTCTCAACAACCTTCCGCAGATCCTCGGAAAGCCACATGCGAGCAGGCAGCTGCTGATCCGCCATCCAAAACAGCGTCCCAAGGCTGACTGGCCCTTTCCGAAAGGACTTCCACACGTCCTCACAGGGATTGCCTTCAGACCATTCCTGTGAAAATTCGGGATCTTCTGCAGACCACGCCGACCACAGCGTTAGCCCTAGGTCAGTCGGCAACTCGCTGTGGATCGCCATTCCCACCTTTACCCAGTGATCCCGGCTGCCGGCGCCCTGCCCTGGAATCACCTTGAGCGCCGACTGGATGATCTCAGCCACCTCAGCCGGGTCTCGATCCGAGAAATCCAACGCCCGGCGGTTCTTGATGAAGCCGCCGTCTTGAATCTCCTTACCGGCGTGATCGCGCATTTCCGCCAACAGCCACTCAGGGGCGTCAGGAATCGCCTCTAGGTCGCCTTCAAAGCCGTAATAGCCCTCCGGTGCCTTTCCATCACTGGAGCCCGGATAAGCCCCGTAGATGACCCCCTGACGGCCCCAGAGGACCTCGTAGCCCGCGCCGGTATCCGACAGCCCGAAGCCCTTCACATCGCCCCACAGGGCCTCTGGGACGCGAAACAGATACTTCGCCGCGTTGGCCTTGGTGCTGGTGACCTTCGGCGCCCCCTCCAGCGTCTCGCCCCACTTCTTCAGCAGCCGCGAAAGGTTGCGATCCACGTCGAGAATCACGAGTCCCATGCTGCGACCGCCGGTGAACACACCGACCGCTTGGAACACATCCGGCTTGCGCTCGATCTGAAGCGCCACATCCGACGGCGCCATCACCTGATGGTGACTGCGCTCCAGCGGTGTCTTGCCTTTTGAGATTTTCCCGGACTGGATCGCGTACTTCTTGGCGTAAATCGGCGCATAGGCCAGCCCAATAGGCAGCTGGCGCACAAAAGCCAGCAGTTCTTGCGTCTTACGAGACACTTTGTTAGACTCCTACAGTGTTGTGTTACACGCGCCCTGGCCGCCTTCCGCGGCTGGGGCGTTTTACTAGGGTAGCCGTCCCGTCAATCCCGTGTTACTGTCATAGACGTTGCCCTCGGGCGACCACCAAAACACTGGAAACCACAATGCCTTTCCTTTCCAAGCAAGCCTCTGCTGCTGTTACGTCCAACAGCACCGGCGGTGGCTACCTCAGCCTCAGCAAGCTCCCCGACGGCGGCTCCGTCCGCTTCGCGCTGCTGACCGACGAACCCCTGGAGTTCTACGAGTGCTGGGGCCAAGCCAACGGCGCCTCCAAGCCCTTCCGCTTCGACTACGAGCCCACCATCGAGGACGTAACGACTGAGATGGGCGAGTTCGAGCCCCGCGAAGGCCGCGGCGGCCCTGGCACCGCCGACGTGAAGTTCGCCATCGCCTGCCCGGTTTACAACTACGAGTCCGGCAAAGTCCAGGTCCTGCAGATCACCCAGAAGTCCATCCTCAAAGAGATCGACCAAATCTCCCAGATGGAGGACTACGAAAACCTGCTGGAGTGGGACTTCACGATCGGCAAGAAGGGCACCGGCCTGCTTACCGAGTACACCGTCCGCCCCGTCCCCCGCAAGAAGGGCAGCCAAGAGCACATCGACGCCGCCTGGCTCGAAGCCAAGGCCGAAGGCTTTGACATCTCCCGACTTCTCACGGGGGGCAACCCGTTCAAGGCAGCCTGATACGAACACGTCCATAACTTTTACGGACACGCACGTAATTACGAACAACGCCCCCTTTACCGGGGGCTTTTTTACTGGTATTATCAAACTGGGAAAGAATAACTTCATGGCCTCCAACACTCAAGACACGCTGGCAGGACTGCGTAAATGGAGGCTGGAACGTGATGACACCGGCCCCTTCCGGGTTTACCGGGACATCAAAGGTAATGTATACCATAGTGTTACACACATCCTGAAGGAAACAAGCGACAAAACCGGGCTGGAGCGTTGGGAAGCCCGCCTGGGACCAGTCGAGGCAAGCTGCCAGCGCAACATCGCCGCCACCCGCGGCAACATGGCCCACAGCCAAGCGGAGTATTTACTGAAAACCTCCCAACAGCTGGC